AGTCTCGATGCCCTTGACCCCCACACGCGTCAAGAGATTGAGGAACGCCTCCGGGCGGCCGGGCAGGAGCTACCAGTCCCCTCCCCAGCCCCAGAGACCCCCAAGAGCAAGGTCGACGCCAAGCTCGACGCCCAGGGGAGGAAGCGGGAGGCCCAGAAACGGTACAACAAGACCTACTACCGGAAGCACCGGAAGCAGATCCTCGCCTCCAAGAAGCAGAAGCACCGGGCGGAGTGGAAATGCCCCTGTTGTGGCCTCAACCACCCCAAAATCAAGCCCTTAGCCACGGTGCCGCCCAACCCCGCGCCACCAAACGACATTCCGAACCCCGAAACCCGCGAATAAAGACCCCCTAAAACCTCCAAATGGGGGGCTTATGGCCCCCCATTTTGTGCTATAATGCCCTCCGTCGGGTGGCTCGCGGCCCCCAGCGTCCCCCCTCCCCCTCCCGGGACGCCCCCTCCTCTCCCGCGGGTCACCCGACATCACTTTTGGAGGGCACATGGGTCTCAAACAGCTCCTCGGGATGGGTGACGGGCCTCCGGAGCGCCTCGTACGCGCCTTTGAGCGCCTCGCAGCAGCCGCGGAACGGGGCGGGGGCCTCGGGTTCCGCTCTGGTGGCGCCACAGGGGCACCACGCCCTCCTACGGAGGGCGTGTTCTACACCGACGACGAGCAACTTGCGCTCGAGGAGGCTCGACGCCTTGCCTACACCCTCTCCAGCGGCAAAACGGTTGGACTTTTCGAAGATGCACCAGGGCCTGTGGACCCAAAAACAGGTCTCCCGTGGGGAGAACCCCCTCCCGGACTTCCCCAGGACGAACAAGAGGCACAAGAGGAAGCCGACGACCGTCCAGGCGACGGGTCTCCCGCATGACAGCCAAGTTTTCCGCTTCGCCTGCAAGAAGTACCGCCTCACCGGGGACCGAAAGTACAAGATGATCGCCAAAACGCTCAACCCCGTCGTCGCCATGAGTGGCCGGGACAAGCTCGGGCGCATCGAGAAGACCGCCCTGATGGGCCTGAAGGACAACTCAGCGCGCCGAGTCGCCCTCCGCTTCGAAGAGATCGCCGGGGGGAATGAGTCCATCGCCGAGCACCTCGAAGCGCTCGGGGAGAAGCTCCCCAAGAAGCTCGCGCCCCTCGTGGGGGCGCTCCGCGCCCCCGAGAACGCGCACAAGCCCCTCCCCACCATCCTGGCGGAGACGGGCTGCTCCCTCCTCGCCACCATGAAGCAGTACGCCAACGGGGCAGTCCAACTGGCGCAGACCGAAAGCGTCATCGAGATGCACCGCCAACTCCCTGCGGTGGTGCGGGACGTCGTCAGGCACGCCCTCGACTCCCCTGGGGTGTGCCAGCAGTGCTCCGGCGCGGGCATGGTGCGGAACAAGTCCACCGACAAGAAGGCGACGAAGGTGTGCGTCCTGTGCGGGGGGACGGGGAGCACCCTCCAGTCCTCACCCCACAAGGAGTGGGCAGCCAAGGCGGTGTTCAACGCCACCGGCCTGGAGCAGAAGGGGAAGGGCACCGAGGTGAACGTGGCGGTCGGGGTGAACGTGGCGAGTGGGAAGGGCTACGCCGAGCGCATGCTGGACATGGCCGACCGCACGCTCTACGGGAAGGAAGAGGATGTCGTCGAGGGAGAAGTCGTAGCAATACCCGATACCAACACGGGCGTTGATTCCGCGGATTCCACCGTCTGATGTACTCCCAAAAGGTCATCGACACCGCGCGGGACCGTCTCGAGAGGAAGCTCAAGCACCCCCTCATCGAGTACACCCCGACCCAAGTGACCGACCGCCTCTTCGAGATGCGCGCGGTCGACTGGTCGGACGGGGTGAATGCCACGGTACTGCGCCTGCTCCCCGAGCAGCAGGAGTTCATCACGAACGAACTCCTCATGTCGAAGATCAACTTCCGCTACTGGTGTGAGCGGTACGCGAAGATACAGAACGACGCCGGGCAACTGGTGCATCTCATCCCCTGGCCCTCCCAGCAGAAGATCCTCAAGCTCCTCGGCGAACTCGAGGAGCGGGTCCCCGCAGGGGACCCAGTCAAGATCGCCCTCATCATCCTCAAGGCGCGCCAGATCGGCGGGACCGCCCTCGCCGAAGCCCTCGTCGCCCATCAGGTGTTCTTCAGCACGGGCACACGCGGAGGGATTGCGAGTGACCATCCAGACAACTCGAAGAACCTCTGGGACGTGTTCACCCGGATGTACGACCACCTCCCCCCGTGGATGAAGCCCCGCTCCGACGCCCGAGCCAAGGCCACCAACCTCCACCTCCCCGACCTCGATGCGGACGTGATGGTGGGCGCGGGGAACCAGAAGACCACCTTCGGCCAGGGCGTCACGATGGACGTCGGGCACATGACCGAGTTGTCCACTTGGCTCAAGGACAACTGCGACCAGCTCGAGAAAGACCTGATCCCCGCGTGGCGCTCCTCGAAGAAGCACCACTCGATGTTGCTCTACGAGAGCACCGCCGAAGGCGCGAGTGGGAACTACTTCCACGACACCTTCCAGTCCGCGCGCAAGGGCTCGAGCTTCTTCACGCCCATCTTCCTCGGGTGGCACTCCGCACCCGACAAGTACACGGCTGATCCCTCCGGGGTCAGCCTCGACGAGGACACCCTGAACGTCGCGAAGCGCATCCTCGCCGACGACGGGGTGGAGTTGTCGAAAGGCCAGCTCGCGTGGTTCCAGATCACCAAGAGCCACTACGAGGCCCTCGGGCGTGGCTGGATCATGTCGCAGGAGTATCCATCCACCCCCGATGAGGCGTTCCAGACGGGCCACAAGTCGGTCTTCCCCCTCGACGTACGGCTCAAGGTGCGCGCCCGCGCGAAGTCCCCGATCGCCATCCTCGAGTGGGTGCCGGAGATCAAGAAGTTCGAAGCGGTGGACGACCGCACTCTGCTTGGCCGAGCCGAGATGGACGCGAAGCTCTACAACAACAAGCTCCTCATCTTCGAGAAGGCGCGCCCGGGGTACGTCTACGTGTGCGCGGTCGACGTGTCGTACGGGCTGGACCAAGACTCGAGTGCGATCGAGATCATCCGGGTGGGGAACAGGCTCGAGCCCGCCGAACAGGTGGCGGAGTTCGCGACCAACACCCTCGATCCGGTGCAACTGACCGACCCCACGGAGTGGCTGGGCAAGTACTACGAGAGCAACAACCGCCCGGCGGTGATGGCGATCGAGTCCAACCCCGGCTCACCCGGCATCGTCACCCAAACCCAACTCCTCCAGCGCGGCTACCCCAACTTCTACGTGTGGCGCAAACCTACCGCCGCGGGCAGTGGCGGATGGAAGAACGAGGTCGGGTGGCACACCACCAACGTGACGCGCCCACTCTTGACGAACACAGGGGTGAACGCGATCACCGCGGGCAAGCTCCTCATCAACTCGAGCGCGCTCTGCAAGGAGATGGACACCTTCGTGTACGTGTTCTCCGAAGCGACCCAGAACAAGAAGATGGAGCACGCCCCAGGGAACTGCGATGACCGGATCATCGGCGCGTTCATCGGGTACTACGTGGGGCACGAAGCAGGCACGTCCAAGATCGCCGCCTCCGCGCTCGAGGGGCAGATCGAGAAGCAGCGCCCCACCGACGAGGTGATCCAGTTCCAGGCCCTCGGGATCAACTACGAGGACGCCCTCGCGCAGTGGGAGGAGAGGTACTTGTGAGACGACTCACGCTCCTCCTACTCCTGTGCGCGAGCCTCGTCGGGGCAGAGCCCCGACGAGATGTGCTGTGGGTCGAGACCGCCCCCGGGTTGTTCGGGTGGATGCAGGCCACAAGGGGGGACGGTCATACCCACAACGGGAGGGTCGACCCCACCCCCCACGCGCACATGATGGTGTTCATCAGGGTGCTGCACCCTGACCGCGCAAGCGGTCAGGGTTGTGTCGTGACGATCAACTCCACCCGCTCGATCACCTTCGCCGGGAATCCGACCAACACATGGGTCGTCGAGTTCCCCGCGGGGATCGGGCAGCACACGGTGGAGGTCACTGTGGGTGACCTCCACGCAGAGAAGACCATCCACATCTGGGCGCCCACGGGCGCAGGTGTGATACAATCGGAGGTCACACAGTGATCCTCAACATTTCGATAGCCGACGGGCTGTACCAGACGTACGCGGAGATGCCCGGGTATCATCGTCCGCACCAAGCGATTGCCGAGACGCTGAAGCGTTTCGCCCACATCAACCCGAGCGACGCTCGGGCGATGACGATCACGGGAGAGACGCGCAATGAACTCGAGCGCCTGTCGGGCTCGACGATCGACTCCGCGGAGGATCTCATCAAGGTGATGGCCCGACTGGCGACGCTGAAGCTCGATGGGTACGAGATCGCGCTGCCAGAAGACGTGACGAAGTACTACGTCGGGCAGGCGGAGTTCTTCTCTCGAGAGCCGCGCGAGTGGATCCAGGAGAAGGTGGTCGACGCACTGAAGAAGGGAGCGGGAGCATGAGCGAGATGACGAGAGAGGCCATGGAAGAGTGGAGGCGAAAGGCGAATCTCAACACCCCCTCCGCTCCCGCGGAGCCCTCCCACTGCACCACTGCCGACCTGTACGAACTGCAGAAGTGGGCCGACGAGTTCAACAAGTCCAACCCCCCCCCCCCCCCCCCCCCCCCCCGTCCCCCGGCCCTGTTGCACTCCCTGCGGCTGTTGCCGTTGCCCACATTGCGGTGGGGGCATTTCCCATCCTTGGCGGGGGCAGCCGCCCATCGGCACGTACCCATTCTGGTACTGAGGAGGCGCGCCATTCCTTTCTACAACTGGGTCTGCGAGGCGTGTCAGGAGCACTCCCAGACCTTCGAGGCAAGGCCGGCGCCAGTCGCACCCGTCCACTGTGGCACTCCGATGGAGCGCGACTATCACGGCGAGGTGCGCCGGCACATCCCTGGGGCGGCGTTTCCCTACGTCACCCGGAACATCACTCGTGACGGCTCCCCCGTCGAGGTGACCTCGCTGGCGCATCTGCGCCAGCTCGAGCGCCAACACGGGGTGCGGAACCGTGACGATGCGGACTTCATCGACGAGCAGTGGCAGGGGTATGACCCCATGACGAAGTCGCAACGCTATGGCGGTGGTCGTGGCGGCGGCAGTAATCGCTGGGTCTAGGAGGCAACGTGGAAGATACGGTCGAGATCCAGGGTTACAGTGAGCAGGAGGGCTACGAAGTAGCCCTCCTCCGCCGCCTCCGCGATGCGTGGGAGGAAGGGGTCGGGGTTCTCAAGAACGAGAAGGGCTACACGGAGTGTCAGCGGGGGATCGACTACATCGAGGGGCAGCAGGTAACGCTGCGCTCGAGCGCCGCCTCGAAGGTGCACGACAACCGGATCAAGAAAGTCACCCTCGAGACCGTCAGTGCAATGACGGACGTGCGCCCGATCTGGAACTACGAGACGTCGAACAACAAGGTCAAGCAGGTCACCGAGCAGCTCAACACCCTCTCGAAGGCGTGGTGGAGGAACACCCGCTCCGACCGGAAGCTCGAGGATGCCCTGATGTTCGCCCTCCCGGGCGGGAGTGGATATCTCGCTGTCACCTACGATCCCGACGCGCAGGATCTCGCCCTCGTCCCCTTCGACCCGCGGGACGTGATCCCCATCGAGCCCATCTACTCCGACTCGATCCAGGACTGGCAGGGCGTGATGCTCCGCCAGCGCAAGGCGAAGTCCTGGCTCAAGGACAAGTTCCCGGCGAAGGCCGCTGCGATTGAGGCGGGCGACCTGAACAGTTGGGGCGACCGGTACGCGACCTCGGCGAAGGGGACGATGACGGAGCTGATCTCCTCCTTCTGGCAGGCAGTGAAGGGCGGGGGCAACCGGACGAAGATCGAGAAGGCGGAGTACGGGGTCGACCTTCTCAGGGTGTACCTGAAGGACAACACGCGGAACAGGAACAACTACCCCGTTCGGATGGGCAAGCCCGACGACCCGATGTCGTATGTGGTCGAGCCGGGGGAGAAGCTGTACCCGCGCGGGCGGCTGATCGTCTGCACGCCGCAGACCATCCTGGAGGATGGGCCGAACCCGTACGTTCATGGGAAGTTCCCCGTCGTCAAGCTGACGCCTGACCCCACCCCGTGGTCCATCCTTGGGATGCCGATCGTGATGGACCTCATCCCGCTGCAGGACATGCTGAACGAGATCCTGCGGGGCATGGCCGATGGGGTGAAGCAGTGGGTCAGACGGGGCGTCGTGACCGACACCAATTCGATGACGGAGAGCAACCTCCGGAAGATTGACACTCGGAGGGACGGGCTGAAGGTTCAGGTCAACCCGACGATGGGGGATGGGTTCAAGCTCCTCGACGGGCCGCAGTTCCCGCCCTGGATGACCCAGTTGATCGAGTTCCTGCGGAACGAGATCGACGACAACTCGGGCGTCATCGGGCTGCGGCAACAGCAGAACCTCAAGACGATGCTGCCCGACAAGGACACGAACACCAACTTCGAGCAGGCCCTCTCGCCGATCCTGAAGAGGCGGGCGCGGGGGCTCGAGGTGGGCCTGTCGGAGCTGGCTGACCTGGTGAAGTTCGGCTTCTTCCAGTTCTACACTCAGGAGAAGCGCATCGCGATCCTCGGGCCCGATGGGGCTCTCGAGACGGAGATGCTCTTCGAGCCGAACAAGTTCGTCCCGGAGGGGGAGGTGGATCCGGATGACTACGTCAACTCCCTCCAGAAGTGGGCCCAGCAGTTCTCGTTCACCATCGCACCGAACAGCTTCCTGAACGTGTCCCACATGGCCCAGCGGATGCTTGTGCTCCAGTTGTTCCGGGCGAACGGGATCGACATCTGGTCCCTCTGGGAGTCGATGGACATCCCGCGGATCGGGATGATTCCGGAGGGCAGTGTGGCCGACCGGATGGTCGAGGCGCGCAAGCGTGGGCTGCAGCCCGGCCCGACGCCCGAGATGGTCGAGGCCTCGAACGCCGCGCAGACCTCGCAGGCCATCGCGGCGGCGATCCAGGCGCAGATGATGGTTCAGCAGCTCCAGCAACAGATGAACGCGCCCCAGTACGGGCCGCCCGGTGGCGGCCCCGGCGGGCCTGGGGGCGGTGCGCCTCCCCCCGGGGGCGCTCCTCCCACGAGTGGCGTCGGTCCCTCCGGAGGCCGCCCGCCCAGTGGTCAGGCGCCTCCCCAGATGGTGACGAAGAACGGTCCCGAGGGGCCGCGCACCGTGGTGAGTGAGTCTGGTCGCTGATTCGTGGTATAATCGACGTGCAAGCCGCGGGCACCTGCCCGCACAGGAGGTACGCATGAAGACGGTCAAGGGAGCGGAAGTTCCCAACATCGCGTCGCGGAAGAGCACCCCCGCGCCGAAGCTGAAGACGCCCTACA